CCACTTGCATCCAAAGCAGCCGAAGTTGCACTATCAGAAGAATGGTCTAAATGAATAACTACTGTTCCGTGTTGACTTGTTCCTCCTTGACCACCAGCAGCCACAACTGTATCTCTTATTGTTCTTGTTGCAAAAGCCATTTTGTTTTCCTTACTTTATTAATTCGTTATCAAAATAATCTTCTATATCATTTACCTTGACACTATGTTTCTTTGCCACCTTACTAATAATACTTTCTATTTTTGAAACAATAGAACCTTTAGTATTATTAATTGCATTATATACATCATTAATTGCCTTCCGTAACTTCGGAGATAATTTTTTAAACTCCTCTGTTCCTTCAGGACCACTATACCTTCGCTCATCAAGTTGTTTTCTAAACTTTTTAAACGGCAGGCTGTTCATCACTATCATCCTGTGGTTGGTCAGCTTGTGTTTCAACTTCAGGTGTAGTTTCAGTTTCCTCTTCAGGTTTTTCAGTTTCTCCTTGTGGGTCTACCAACAACGGTGTTGATATCGCACCAGAAACTTTATCTAACCCAGCAGCGTCTTTTGTTGTTTCTAAATCTTGAGCAGCATTCAACCAATCTTTGGCAACTGTTTGCCTTTTACCGTCTAATGCTGTTCCAATTTTACTTGCAAGAGCATCCTTAAATGCACTTTGAGCAGTAACATTATCATCAGCCGCAAGAGAATCAACCATTTTAACTACATTATCATCTGGCATAATTATTCATCTCCTTTTATATTTATGTCAGTATCATCCATCCCCTCAACTTCAGGAGAAGCAATAATACCCTTCTTAATTTCATCAGCGATTTGATTATCAATATCAATTATATCTTCATCACTTTGTCGTAAAACATTCTTCCTTACATATTCAATAGAATAATATTTTCCAACATAAGGACTAATTTCATTTGCTAAAGCAACTCGCTCTCTCAACAATTCTGCGTGTTTTAATTCTGCAAAATATCCATCTTTCAAGAAACTATATTGTATATGTTCCTTTATCTTTGCCCAATCATCTATAACAATAATACCCTTTAAAACAAGTTGTGTTTTTAGAATATCGTTAAAGACTTGTGTAAATCTTTTTCGTAATCGTTGGACAAACTTTGTAAACTTTACTTCATCTCTAGTTATTTCTGCTGCCTTACCAAGATTGAATCCATTTTCTGATTCCATTCTTGAAATAGGAACATTCAATGCTTTGTATAATTTCTTTTGAAAGTATTGAACATCAGAAATTTCACCAAGATTTTGTCCTCCTGCTAATGTAGAAACTTCGGTACCTTTTGCACCCTCTCTACGAGGTAACCAAAAATCTTCGAGCATAGACATATGTTTTCTGTCGTCCCGAATCTCTCCAGTTGAAGCGTCATAGACAAGTTTATTTCTATATCTTGCCATTACATCCCGAAGGTATGCTTCCGCTTTTACTTTAGGTAAATTACCTACATCAACATAAAAAATTCTTCTTTCGGGTGCTCTTACTATTCTGTAAATAACAACAGCATCCTCAATCATTCGCAATTGATTAACAGGTTTAATTGCTTTATGCAAATGACTCATCACTAAATTTTTATTCTGGTCTATAACACCAGAGGTAACATATGTAATAGTGTCAGCAGCAATCTTAACACCAACATTAGATGTTGGTCCTTGAATGCCTTTTTCATTATAGACAAACCACTCTGCGGTTTCCTCTATAACTTCAACTCCCTTTCTTTGAACATCACGGTGCTTACTAATCTCACGAATCTTTTTAATCTTCCGTGGATCAATATACCGTAGTTCTGTTATTCCTTTACGAGGACTTGCTGGGTCTATTACTTTATGGAAGTATATTCTTCCATCAATATACCATCGCTTAAAAATATCGTGACCTTTTTCATCAAAATTCAATAAACTTAAAATCTCATCAAATTCTCCACGAATTTTTGTTTTAATATTATCAGAAATTCCTAGTTTATCTAGGGAAATTGATACCGATGAATCTCTTTCATCCGACACAATAACCTCATTGATGATATCTTCAACTGCCATATCACATTCTGGATGTTGAGCAATCTCCCGATATCGTCTTATTAAACCTTCTTCATTTTTTGCAGTAACATCCATATCCAAGTATTGGCCGAAATATCCGCCAGCAGATATAGTTGTTGTGCCGTCATCAGAGGAAGGAACAGTAAATGCTTGTGTAGATTTACTGTCCGTCTCCTTTTTTGGTCTCGTTATTTGGAATCCCAATAGTTGTACCATATTATATTTCCTTTAATAACTTATTTGTTTATGTAGTAGTATCAGTTTCAAAATATTGATATCTCCAAGTTACATCAAAAGTTTCTACGGTGTTATTATCACCATAACTTAATGCAATTCCTGGTAAAGCAGTTGGGAACAACCCTCTAAAAGTCCAAGACTTTAAAGTTGTACCATTTCTGTCCAGATGGTCTACAAAAGCATCCACTTGATAGTCAGAAGGATTTGTTAACCCCTCATTGTCTGTCATATTGTTAATGCCGTTTAACCATCTTTCAGTTGCTCGATATATTTTGAAGTCTGTATCATTCAGTACCGTAGTTGACCAAGTATCAAATGTTCTGTCGCCAGCCATATATAAGGTTCTACCCCTAAATGCAATTGGAACATCAGAAACAGTTGAAGCTGGTGTACTAGTTGAAGTACATAAGAATGCCATATCACTCGTTTCACCGCCAACGCTTGCAAATCCAGGAAAAGGTAAAGTTACCTTAAACTGATTGGCTCTTGCGCCGCCGCCTTTTAGACGAGATTTAAAATCATTAATGTTTGCCATTTTTTATTCTCCTCTCTATCTGTTAAGCGCCTGCTACTTCAGAAAAGGCAACGCCTGTTCGAGTAGCGACAAAGTTAAGTGTTATGAAGTTAATAGAACGAGCAGGTTTGATAAAGATATCAGCCCTAAATTCGTTTCTGTCTATTACTTCTCCAGTATTGTTTGTATCATCACAAACAACAGCAAAGTCAGTTATACCTCTACGACCTTGTACATCTCTCAAAAACGGTTCTACTAAATTTCTAAACCCTGCTCTTGTGAACTCATCATTGAACTCAAAGAGTTGGAATTTAGCAGCAGTAGCAATCGCTTTTTCAAGAACAATGAAAAGTCTCCTTACATTGATTCTATCAAATGCACTTGGTTTAGATTGAGCAGTTTTATCGCCGAACAACACCGTACCTTGTCCAGGAAATGATACAACAGGATTTACTCTTGATTTGTATAATTCATCTCTCTGAGTTTGGTTTGGATTAAAGGCAAGTTTTACTGCACCTCTAATTTGTCCACGATTAAACCCGCCTGGTGAAAACCATGGGTCTGCTACATTGTCAGTCCTTGCACAAAGACCAGCGATATCGCCGTTCAATGGTACATGCCTATATACATCATTGTATTTGTCATATTGATACTTGTATCCACTATCAATTACTGCATAACTAGATGAAGATAAACTATCAGCAAAGCTCTTGACATTAACAGTTTGAGAAATAGGATCAGTTACATTCACAACATCTGCTCTCGCAGGTGAAATAAATGCTACACAATCTTTTCTACTTGTTGCAATATCAATTACTTTAGTTGCTTTAGTTGCTCCAGTAGCATCAGCAGCTGTATGAGATGGTCCACCGAGTAACAATGCAATATCAACTGTTTCAGCGTCAGCGAACTTATCAAATCCCAATGCATATTCAGCATTAGTAATTGCGTAATCGTCTGTTCCACCTGTTAGTGAATTAGAAAATACAGTAAAACCATTTGCGCCTTCGGCATCAAATGTCTGTCCTTTCTTTGCTGAACCAGCGTTTGCTAAAGTTGTTTCGTGATCCATCCAGTAGATGTATTTTGATTCATTGTATAAAACATCAACATAATAATTTGTTCCACCTTGGGAATTTTTACCATCTGAAGCCTGTGAAAGACCTTCAAATGTTTCCAAGATATGTCCTGCTGTACCTGTGATACCGCCATCTTCGTCTAATACTACAATATGTACTTCATCAAGTGAACCACCAGCAGCCAATACATCATCTGTAGTGCCGTTTGGTTGTGAAAAGTTAAAGTAGTATTCCCACATTCTTCTAACTTTCGCATTGTCTACAACAGCGTGTCGTAAACCTCCAGTTTCTGTTTTACCAGTATTTGGATTAAATCTTGAAATGGTTAGGACATGGGTAGCGATACCAGTTACTTTATAATAATGTCCTGCAGGCGCCGCTGCCCAAGCAGAAGCGTCTCCAATCTCTATTATATCTCCAACTTGCAATAGAGAGCCATCGTCAACAGTAACAGTTGTTGCCCCTAACGCTGAAGCAGCGTTGAGCAAATTACCGCCCATTGAACTTGGTCCAAATGCAGTTGAATTGGTACACATGGACACTTTTAAATTGTTACCTAATGTTCCTGATTCTCTAGCCGCCCAAGCGCCTACATTAGCAGAACCATCAGAATAATTATCAGTATAATGAGTAGTATTTTTAATCAATATAGGTGTGCCAGACACGCCTGCATTAACTTGACCTGTAACCGGTCTAACCACTCTTAAAGCGTTACCGTACTGAAGGAAGTTTGCACAAGTGAACCAAGATTCAAAGTTGCTTGCATTTGGTTTCCCAAATGTATCAACTAACTCTTTTTCACTTGAAAGCAAGGTTACTTCATCTATCGGACCTTTTTCAGAAGTCAGAACTGCCCCAGCAATTGATGTTGAAACTGCTGGAATTATATTCGTTAAGTCCGTTTCTTGTACGAGAACACCTGGTGATACTTGAAATGCCATTTTATTCGTTCTCCTTATAATTAAGTTTTTGTTTCA